ATTAATTAAAATTGATCCAAGCGTTCCATACCAAATTATAAACAGTAATGTTTACTGCAATTACAGCGGTACACTTTTCTGTGATTATATCCGTAAGCCTGAAGAGTCTGCATGGCCCGCATATTTTGCCAAGATGATTGAGTATGCCTTGGCTATGGACTTTGCTCCATCTATTCGTGACAGTGCTTCTTCTATGCAACTACTAGCTAACCAATATCTAAACGCTAGTCGCATGGCTCGTTACACTGATTCACAGCAACATCCCCAAATAGCAATTCAGGATCGCCCATTTATTAACGTGAGGTACTAATGCCTAAGTCACAATTTCAGCAAACCAGCTTTGCCAGTGGTGAGTTGTCACCATTACTTAAAGGCCGTACCGATCTTGATCAATACTATCAGGGCGCACAGGATGCCGAAAACGTAGTTATCGTACCTCAAGGTGGTGTTAAGCGCAGACCTGGAACTAAGTTTATAGATTCTATTGAGGGTACAGTTGTTAGACAAACAACCTACACGCCTACAACTGGAGCTAATGGTGGAACTCCTGCAAATCTTAATGATGGTAATGACAATACTTATTCAATAGCTAATGCGAATGTTAGTGCTACACCTAAATGGTTAGTAGCACAATATGATGTAGGCATAACTCCCTCGGAGTATTTGTTTATTGATGTTAGAAATACTACAATATTGTTAAATGCGAATACAGATAATATTGCCGCTAACATTTTTATTGAGTATTCAGACAACTTTAATAATTGGTTTGAGGTTGGTAGTTTCCGCATTAATGACACTTCTCAGCGAAATCACAGAGTTAAAATTGATGGGCAACAACACCGATACTGGCGCATTGTAACAGACCTTGTGGTCGGTCAAGGCTATTCACTTCGTGTTGGCGAGTTTAATTTAAAGTCAGTAATTGCAAGTCCTTCTAGTAATGTTAAAACATTTAGTTGGGAGTATGCTGCTGATCAAAGTTATCTTTGCGTGTTAAGTGAAACTAACTTACGTTTTTATCGTACTCCGCATGAGGGCAGTTCGGAAACAGTTTATATAGCTGATGTTATTGTTCCTTATTCAGGAGTAGATATTAATGATGTTAAGGTTACTCAAACAGAAGGCGTAATGCTGATGTTTCATGGTAACTACCCACCTGAGAGAATTATATTTGACGGTACTGATAATCCTGACGGCTTTACTTCAGGTGAGGTTCCGTTTGCTAATGTGCCAGAGTGGGACTATGACGACAAGTACAGCCCTGTCCCTGTTACTTGCATTCAAGACATATTATTTAGTAACTTTAATAAGGGCGAAACATATCAAATAGATGTTCAAGGTGTGTTAAGTAAAAACATTACTTTTGCTGGCGATAATAATAATGATCCAGACGCCAACAGTGCTACAGCTTTTAACTTGCAAAGAGGTCTGCAAGATATGCCTGTCTTTAATGACCGAGGCATTACAGTAACAAGAACTGCTGGTAACACATATCGCATTGAAATAGCTAACGATTCTGCTGATAGGTTTGAATTATTTTCTGGGTTTCCTACGTCTTCAAATGCAGGTAGCACAGACAGTATAGGCTTTACTCTTATTCAGCAAGGCTCTCCAAGACATGAGCCTGTATGGAGTGTTAAGCCTGACAATTGGGTAGCAGCTAACGATTACATTGTTGGCGACAAAGTATTTACTGTTACAGGCAACTGGTATTCTTGCACTGTTGCTGGAACATCAGCGGCAGCAGGGTTTGGGCCAACAGGAACTGGAGATGCAATTGCAGATGGAGCTGTTACTTGGAAATATGTTATTGAAAGAGGATACCCTAAGCAGGGTGTTTTTTATGAAGGCCGACTATGGATAGGTGGTGTAAAGCCAAGACAACAAAGTTTGTTTGCTTCAAGAGCTGGATCATTTTTAGATTTTTACAGCATTGAAGGTGACGATGACAATGGCATATTTATTACAATTGATTCTCGCGAACTAACTAACATTGTAGATGTCAACCCTGATCGTGGACTGCAAGTATTTTGTGCAGGAGCAGAGTTTACTATTACAGGTTTAACGCCAGCAACTATTGAAGTAGAAGCGCAGACTCAGCATGGTTCATTTAATCTGGAAGCTCAGTCTATTGATGGTGCAACTTTATTTGTTGATAAGAACGGTAATACGCTTCGCCAATATCTTTATAGCTTTAATGAAGATGCTTACACTTCTAATGATTTGTCGGTACTGTCTTCTCAGTTAATTAACAGGCCAAAAGATTTTGCTATCTTGTCTGGCACTACAACCGAAGATGCCAATTGGGTATTTATTATTAATGAAGATGGTAATGGCTGTGTTCTTAATACAATGCGTAACCAAGATATTAACGGATTTACTCGGTGGTCTGGAATAAACCAAGGCGATAATGATGGTAGCGGTGTAATCAAAAAGAATACCTTAAATTCTTGCTCTGCTGTTGGTGATGAAATGTATGTAATACAAAGCAGACAGAATAACCCAAGTACCGTTGCTCTTGATATTGAAAAATGGGACTTTGATTATTTGTTAGACTCAAGTTACAAAGTTACCGTTACAGCAGCTAGTCCAAATGCAGATGTATTTGTTCCTATTTTAGATGGCGCAAGACTTAGAGGATATACCATAAGTGTCAATGCAGATGGTGACGTATTAGCTGACAGACCTCTTATACTTAGCGGTGGTGATTATGGTGTAACAATTACTGCCGCAGAGCTTAATGGATTTACCACAAGAGACTTAGAGATTGGCTTGAACTTTCCTGTAAAGGTTAAGACTATGCCACTCAACACTAATCCAGGTACTCGTAGTGGGCAGAACACTATGAAGCGCAAGAAGATTACTAACATTAACTTGCGGGTGCATGAGAGTGCTGGCATCTACATTGATGGCAATGCTGTACCTATCAGGCAGTTTGGCGATGCCCAAGATACTCCACTGAATACCCCATTTACTCCTAGAACTGGTATTATAGAAGACGATGCAGGTGGTAATGGTTGGCTAACAGAGGTGGTTCCAGAGATCACAGTGCCTGATGCTACACCGTTTCACTTACAATCAATTCAATATGAAGTAGAATCATCATAAGAGGTTAAGCATGGCATTTCCATTAGTAGCGGCTATTGTAGGAAGCACACTGCTTCAAGTAGTTGGAGGGCTGAACTCTGCTAAGGCGCAAGCAGAAGAACTTAGACGTCAAGCAGATCAAGAAAAATTGGCGGCAGAAGGTCGTGAGTTGGAGCGTCAACAAAAACTTAATGCTGCTCTTGCGGCTAATGCTGTAGGTCTGGCGGCTAGTGGTATTAAAACAGAAGGCTCACCTACTAGTATTTCGTTAGAGAGCGCTAAACAGTCTAGTTTAACTGAAGGCTTTTTTGGGTTATCTGATAGGCTTGCTTATTCTCAAAGACAAAGGCAGGCATCTAATGTTCTTTCCGCCGCCCCATACCAAGCAGCAAGCACCTTGTTGTCTGGTGCCGCAAGTGCTTACCAAGCATCAGTTGATTACCCGTAAATATTAGGAATTATAATGGCTAGACAACCTAGACAAACAAGAATTGGGTTTACTGGAAAGTTTACCCCCACTGGTGTGGATCAAACTGCTGGCGCTAAAATGCGAGCATTGGCTGGTTTAGGCCAAACTATAGGCGATACCGCTATAGCTATAGGTAGACCCATAATTGAAGCTAAAGCCGCTAAGGCAGGCGCACAGGCCGTTGAGGAGGGTGCTGGTAAGATAGACCCCCAAACTGGTGAGGTTTTAGAAGCTCCAGAAGCTACCCCTGGAAAATTTGGTGCTAGTCAGTACAATCAAGCTGCTCAACAAGCTCTTGCTATAAAAGGTCGAAAAGCCTCTAATGCTTATCTAACTTCATTAAACACTGAAATTAGAGATACAGTAGAGAATGCCGCTGTTGAACACGCAGAAGACCCTGTTGCCTTTGAAGCTGCAATTAAACTTTATCAGGAATCAACTCTTGCAACAATTAACGATGTTGAAATTAAAGCTAGAGTAAATGACTCTATTGCCGGAAGGGCGCTTGGGCATCAATTAAAGATACAAGAACAATATAATATAGCCGAAGACAAAAGAAATACGGATAAACATTTAGCTGGGCTAGAAGGAAGTGCTAAATCTGTTTTGCAAATGGTTGACTCTGGTGTAGGCGAAAACGTAATTGCGGCAGAACGTCAAACTGCTATTGATGAAATGGAAGCTATTAAATTAATTGATCCCACCTATGATGTTGCAGGCAAAACCGCAGTTTTAGACGCAGCAATTTATGACCAAAAAACTTCTACTAAAATA